AAGTTCTCTACAACTCAAAGCTTTTATATTATGATTCAATATCATGTTATCACCTATATAAACAGCGACATGATCTAGATTACCTGTGACAGATTGAAAGAGTAAAACATCTCCAATTTTTATATCTTTATTATTAGATTGTTTTACAAAATTTAATTTAGGTAAAGCAAATTCAAATTCTGGATTATTTATAAAATCTTTAATTTTTTTTGGTCTTTTCCAATATTTAATATTAATATTTTTATTTTCTTTAAACCAATCTGTAACAATAGACCAACAATCGTATTTTCCCCAGATAAACTTACGACCAATTAATGAAGGTGCTTTCCAACCTGTAGGCTCAAACGATTCCCAATGGTCATGCTCAATACTGTAAATATAATATGGAAAACCTAAATGCTCACAAGCTGCCCTGTCTGTATCTGATGGTGTTGCAGCACCTACAGGGTGACTATGTATTACACCAACAACCTCTCCTGTATCTTCACATTCTGCCCAATCATCAGGATCAAGAATAAAAAATTCAAATTTTCCTTCTGCTAAATTTTTACAAGGCCAAAAAGTTTCTTTACCCTTTATTATTGCAAGCAAACCACAAGCCTCTTCTGGTGCTTGTTCTTTTGCATATTTTATAAAAGATTCTTTCCAGGTCATAATTTAAAAATTAACAAATGTTCCAACACCTGCAAAGTCGGCCTTGGTAACAAGTTTTTTCGGTGCAGATACACCAAACAGATCAAAAGAACTTACAAGCTCAAATTGTACGATGTTTCTGTTTTCAATAGTTTTTCTTTCAATAAAATATACTTCTCGCGGTAACTCTGCTGAAGGATCAACAGAACCACTTTTGTATGGGTTTACATTAGATGGAAAATTTACTTCATCTAAATCTTTACTTAATGCTCTGCGTCTTGTTACTTTTGCCCCTGCAAGATCAGATAATGCTGTGGTTTGATTTGTAAGCTGTAATATTGATGTTATTGTTCCCAAGAGGTTTGAAAGAGTTAAGGTTGGTCTTGGCAGTTTACCTTTACCAGAGTATTTGAAACCTTCAGCTTTTACAGGCATCCTTGAATATGTATTTGCCTGCCATACAATATCCAAACTATCTTTCATATTATTTCCACTATGAAATAAATAAACAGTTGGATTAGCTATTGTTGCATTGACGTTAAAAGATACATTACCATTTGCAAATTGTGAAGTAGTGCCTGTTACTGTAAAAGTATTTGTATCAACTGTTTGAATTGTATAAACCCCATCAATTCCATTTCCTGAAGTAAAATCAAGAGTCAAAATTAAACCAGCAGAAAATCCATGGCTGCTAAGAGTTATTGTGATTGTTGTTAATGATTGCACATAAGTAGCTGTTTTTGCTGTTTTGGTGTAATGAATATCAGGTTTTAATTCGACAGAATATAACTCAATAATAGATTTGTTTGTTAATCCCTGAAGTGCGCTTGTAGGTACAGCCATTATGGTTCAAATACTTCTCTGAAAGAACAGTTTATTATTGCTCTGTTGTTATAAGGAATTGTTTTTGTCCAAGAATCACAGACATATTGACCAGCCCCAGAAAGTGTGAAATCAACATTAGTTGCAACTGTGATTAATGCACTATCGGCAGCGGTTGAAGTAAGTGTGAAAGTATTGGCATCAGCAGAGGAGGCAACAACATAAGATCCATCAGTAGGGCCAGAACTAAAATCAACTGTTAATACATCACCTATTGCCACACCATGATTTGCAAAAGTGATAGTGATGATTGTTCCAGCAGCACCACTTCCATCTGATTGAACATAAGTACCTGTCTTTGCACTAAACCCTTCTGCTGGTGGTGTAAATGTAAAACTAGCCTGATCTGCAACCCTACTTCTTAAAAACGCCTCTATGACATCTGCATTAGTTTCAGACACGTTAAAAGTCAGATCATATACTTTTGGATCTTGTGATAGAGGCAGACCATACAAAGCCCTGAACTCATAACCATCACCCAAAGAAGTAACTCTTATCTTTGGTTTGCTTTGTTTTCTCATCCCATAAGTGGGCTGTATTGATGGAAATGTAGCCATTATCTATTTAATAAACCCCCTGCCCTTTGTTCATCAATTATAGTTGCCTGCACTACACTGGCAATCAAACCGCCTAACTGATCAGCTTCTGATCCATTTCCTTGAACAGAACTACCAGTTGCATCTACGTTTACGGTGATCATATTGTTTGTTGTACCACCTCCTCCTGTAGGAACTGAAGGTAAAATTGTTCCAGATGTGCGAGGTACAAATAGTTCAGGTTGACGTTCACCAACAATATAGGGCTGACCAGCTTTTACAGGCCCACCATTTTCCCTAAATAGTCCTCCTAATAAACCACCTAAAAATCCACCGATGCCTTTTCTTTGGCCACCAGACGCTGCTGAACCAAATCTTTCTCCAAATTGTCCTAACAATTTATCTATCTGAGCATCAATAATTTTATCTCTAATTTTATTTAATACATTTGTCATTGCCTGGCCAAAAGATTGTGCGCCTGTAATTGCATCTCTTAAATTACCTTTAATACTTGTTTCAATCTCTTCACCCACTGCTGTCATTGCTTCTTTAAGTTTTTTTGTTGCCTCTTCATTTTTTTTAGTTTGATCTTCTTGATCTTTAAGTGCTTTATTAGTTTTTATAACTGTTTCTAGTGCTTCTTCTAATTTAGCAATTTCTTCATTTAAAATATCAAGTCTTTCTTGTTTAAATCCTGTTCCACGTCTTTGTGCTGCAAGTCTAGCTTTTTGGGCTTTTAAGCCTTTTATTGCTGCTTCAAGTTCTTTTTTACCTCCCTCTTCAACTAATTTATTAAATTCTTTTTGTTCTTTATTATTTTTAATTATGGCTGTAGTTACAAATCCAAGGGCAGTTGCAACAGCAACTAATGGCAACGCGTTTAATGCAATAGTGGCAACGCCTCCAGCAGCAGCTACTTTGATTAAGCCTGCAGCTACAACTGGTAAAAGGACAGAAACACCTTTAGCTGCAACTGCAATAGCGGTAAATATTGCCGCAGTTTGCCCTATAGGTGAATTAACAAAATTAGTTGCTGCAACAGTTAGTTCTGTCAAACCTTTGATTATGGGAAGAACTGCTGGTTGCAGCAAATCTCCAAATGCTCTTGATAAGTTCTCTGTTTCATTTGATAAGTTTTTGAACACCTGTGTCGGGTCATTTTCAATCAAAGCCTTTAAAGATGCACCACCATCAGATTCAATTTTGCGTAATGCTCTTAAAACAACCTCACTTGTCAATTTACCTTCGGCAGCAAATTTTTTAAGTTGACCAACATTTACATCTAATTCATCTGCTATAGGTGCGAGCAATGTTGGTATTTGTTCAGATATACTTCTAAATTCATCACCAGCTAATCTTCCTGAACCTAAAGCCTGTGCTAACTGTCTAAAAGCATTTGAGGCTTCTATGGTTGATGCACCAGCTAATTTGGCAGCAGTATTAAATCCAAAAAAAGTACTTTTTATATCTTCTACTCCAACATTTAAAGGAGCTAATCTTGCTGTAATATCTGTAATTCCTTCTAGTGCTTCGGTTGCACTAAGTCCAAATGCTTTCTGAGCATCAGCAGCTATTTGTTGTGATCTGGCAAAAGTACCAGAGGCTTTTGTTAAAAGTCCTAATCTTACATTTAGCTTTTCAAAATTAGTTGATGTTCTTATTGCATTTCTAGCTAAAACAGTAAGACCTATTCCACCAAGAGCAGTTCTAAGGCCACCAAAAGCAGACTGTAATTTATTTGTTTGAGCTTGTACTCCATTTAATGCTCTTGTAGCACCACTGGCATCAACTCTGAGTCTTACTACTGCCTCTGCCACAGATAAAAAAAGCCTTTATTATATATTACCTTGAATTGTGTTTTTGTCGTTGGGCTGCTTGTTTTTCTTCTTCAGATTTAATTTCATAATATCCAGCCCAATATATAAGTTCTACCTCAGACATTGATTTTCTGAGTTCCTCTAAAGTCTTGCTAAGTTCTGTTGCTAGGAATAACTCAAATCTGAGCCAACTATCCCCTTTTATTCTTTTTTTGCTGTATCAATATCAAGTTTTATATCAAATAAAAATAATTCAAGATCATTTAGAATTTTTTCTGGTAATTCTCTCTGTAAATTTGGAGCATCAGCCATACTAAAAGCTTTTGTACCATCTTCTTTTTCTGCCATCTGGCAAAGTAATTGAGTAGAAACAGTAAGAGCCTCCTCAGACCCTGCAAGTTGTTGTGCTTTTACTCGATCAAACCTAGTAACTGGCTTAAAATATAAACTGACCTTAACATTACCTTGAGAGTCTTTTATATCAAATTTACGTCTTGCAGTCATTTCATCTTTGAATGACTCCGTGATTAAATCAATCGTTCTTTTTGTTGCCATATTTAGTTGGGGTTAGTTATTTAAAATTTACTAAATATCTGAAGTAATTGCACCTGAAGTTTGGAAGGTAATATTTATTTCTTGAATCTCACCAAGTGTTGCTCCATATTCTGCATTAGTAATAATGCCAGAAAAACCAAACTTCTTTGCACTTGCTGAACTGTCTGGAAATAATTCAAACAATGCGTCAGCAGCATCACCTGTTGTTAAAACATCCTCAACAAATGCTAAGTAATCACTGTTACCTGCATTGTCATATATAAGAGTTGCTGAACCTTCACCAGAGATAAGACCACCAACAAAAGTTTTTGAGGTATCACCTTGAACTGTAGTCTCTTGAGTATCTTTGGTAATTGATAAAGACCAATTTCTAAGACCTGATATATCAGCTTCTGTTCCAG